GAGTTAAACTATCGTGCTACCATCATCTGGGATGATATGACCACCGTAGTAGAGAACGGTGTTGAAGTATCTCGTGTGTATAAAGATAACAGTATCCGGCTCGACCTGTTTAAACAACATTTTGGAGTTGAAGAATGAAGATGTATATTTGTATCAAAGAAGGTACTGCTCCGGGCATGGCAATGAATGCCGCGGCACATGCAGGACTTATGTGCTACTTAGAATTTAAAGATAAACCTGTGATGCATGATTGGCTAGCTTCGAGTTTTAAGAAAGTAACATGTGCAGTAACGCCTGCAGAGTATGCTATGATTAAACAACTAAGCGATCACGTCGTGGTTACTGAAAGCCGTATGGACAATGCAGAGCTTGCTATTGCCTTGTGTCCACGTTATAATAATGACTTCCCCGAGTTTATTAACTTGCTGAAGTTGTGGAAATAAAAACGGGACTGTGGAGAAACAGGTATACTCACAGCACTTAAAATGCTGCGGCTCACGCCATGGCGGTTCGACCCCGCCCAGTCCTACCAATAACTAAGGAAGTCGTATGTCAAAGCAAGACGATACATTAAACAAGGCCTATGGAAGTATCCCGAAAGAAGTAGCTAGCGATTTTGATTTTTTTTCCTGGCTGCCATCTTTTAGGGGTATAAAATTTTATTGGTATAAATTAATACGTAAGGTAACAAGATAACGGAGAGCTGGCCGAGTGGTCGAAGGCACCTCCCTGCTAAGGAGGCATACGGGCTTAAACCTGTATCGAGGGTTCGAATCCCTCGTTCTCCGCCAAAATTTAAAAAAAGGTAAATTATGAAACCAGGTAAGACGTTTAACCTAAGTAAAGATTCAAAAAGACAATTAGCCACATTCACTGACAAAAATAAGCGCGGTGCATGGAAGAAGTGTTTAATTGAAGCAGAATTATATGCGGCAGTTGTACCAAAGACAGTTAAGAAAGAGCGTCCAGGCGGTAACTACGCTCAAACTAGTACAAGTGCAACTGTAATAGAGTAAGGATTATTCCCCGATAGCTCAGTCGGTAGAGCAGCAGACTGTTAATCTGTTGGTCCCAGGTTCAAGTCCTGGTTGGGGAGCCAGCATTATGAAGATAGATGTTACAGCATCACATTCGATACTCAATCAGTTATTTGATATAACTCGTACTCAGTACAGTCTTGTAAGTCAAAACTTGCCATATTGGTCAGTATTGGCCAAAGACGAATTTATTAGTTTGTCGGATCAAGACAAGATAAAACAGTTTTATCAATCTGGCGGAGATTATCTAGAAGATTTTCTAACAGCATGCGACCGTAATGGTCTAACACCTTCGGGACATTGTTTTGAATTAGGTTGCGGTGTCGGACGTGTTACTAGTCAGCTGTCCACTGTTTTTGATAGTATTACAGCGACAGATATCGATCAGCATAATTTAGCAATATGTCAAGACTATCTTAGTAATCACAGTATTACCAATGTATCGACTAGATTAATAGAAAAATATACTGATGTTAAGAATATAGTTGATTATGATTGTTTTTATTCTGTAATAACCTTACAGCATAATACACCACCTATACAACTATACACGTTAGATGTAGCTTTGGGAAATCTTAAATCTAATGGTATTGCTTATTTTCAAATATTAACTGATAGTCAATTAAATGGACCATATCAATTCAGCCTTGATCAACATCTAGCATACCATCGGTTAAAAGGCACTGATGCGTTTATAGAAATGCATGCCCTTACAGAACAGTTAATAGATGAATTAGCTGAAGATGCAGGATGCCAAATATTAGAAGTAATAGATGACCAATACGGCGGGGTCCAAACCACATCTAAAACATTCTTGTTAGTAAAAAATTAAATAGATTCACGGGGAGCCAAGTTTTAAATGTAGTGTTTTAAGAATAATGGGGGTGTAGCTCATCTGGTAGAGCAGGACCTTTGCAAGGTCAAGGTAGCGGGTTCAAGTCCTGTCACCTCCACCATTAATTAGTAGAAAATGTAGAGCTCTGTATAAATAGTACAGAGGACTACATAATGGAATATTTTAAATGTATTAGTTGTAAAAAAGAAAATGTAAAAAAGAAGAATCATATGAACAAGTATTGTAATAATGCTTGTCAACAAGATTATCAATTAGAACACGAAACTTTGCCCAAATTTAAAAAAGGTGAAGTTTCTAATAGAAGAACATTACATCGAATTTTAAAACACCTATTTGGATATCAATGTGTTGAATGTGGCAATACTGGGGTTTACAATAACCAGCCGTTGGCATTACAATTAGATCATATAGACGGAGATGCTAGTAATAACACTCCAAAGAATTTGAGACTTATGTGTCCTAATTGCCACAGTCAAACAGATACGTTTGTTGCTAAAAACAAAGGTAACGGTAGACAAGCAAGAGGATTAAAAAGATAGTAGGAGATCATTATGAGTGACGGCGGAAAAGGTAGTAAGGCAAGACCATTTACTGTGCCTAAAGAAGTTTTTGATCAAAATTGGGATAAAATTTTTGGCAATAAAAAAACAAAAGATCATAAACGACCAGTAGACAAAAAGCCTAAAACTAAGTAAAATAAACAATAAGGAAACACTATGGCAGCCGCAAAACAAAAAACAAAAAGTACAATGCTAACCCGTAACGGTAAAACTCGTTTAGGGCCATTGAATATTGAGCAATTAGAAAAATTGCTAAGTGGTGCTCGTAAAAAGCACGTGGCAATGATCCAACGCAGAATTGCATTTATGAAAAGTCTTCCAAGCTACAAGGCTCCGGCTGTTGTAGAAGAAGTGGTGGAGTCGGCGGTAGAAGAAGTAGTAGCAGAGTAATAATTTTTGCCCCTTTAGCTCATCTGGTAGAGCAACTGATTTGTAATCAGTAGGTGGTCTGTTCGAGTCGGACAAGGGGCACCAAGTATTATGCGGGATTAGTTTAGGGGCAAAACTAAAGATTTCCAATCTTTCGTCATCGGTTCGATTCCGATATCCCGCTCCAAGGAGATAGTATGGGAACTAGTGATATTTTGAAAGCGGCATTAGAAAAGAAAAATGCCAGTCGAAATCAAAGCAGTAAAAAGAATAAGGGCGACATCGCTAAGGCAGCCGGAGGCAATCAAGTTATTGTTAATAAACCTGCTAAAAAATCAGCAGGTAGAGGCAGATAATTCGGAGTGTAGCGCAGCCTGGTAGCGCATCTGGTTTGGGACCAGAGGGTCCAAGGTTCGAATCCTTGTACTCCGACCAAAGTTTTATAAAAAGGAAAAAACATGAAAGCAAGTCATATTTTAGTATCAACATTAGAACAAGCAACATCACTACGTGAACAGGCAACACCTTTAAATTTCGGTCAACTGGCCATGCAACATAGCTCATGCCCAAGCAAAGCTCGTGGCGGTGATCTAGGAGATTTTGGTCCAGGCCAAATGGTTAAGCCTTTTGAAGATGCTACTCTAGCAACCCCTGTTGGCTCTATTAGCCAGCCTGTGCAAACACCGTTTGGTTTTCACCTAATCCATCGTACTGCTTGATGCACACTATAATTGATTCTAACGATACTTTTAAAAAGTATGATTTCTCTAGTATAATTACAGAGGATGACAACTGGCAGGCTATGTTTGTTATTAAAGACATAATTGACAGCGGCAATTACTTTGAAAATTCCCCCAAATTTCAAACTAAGGAAAATATCTTTGCCCGTAAAGAACCAGTTTGGTTAAAGTATCGCATGAGTTTTTTAATGAGTGTGTTCATGTATCTAGGTCACGAAGTCAAGGTTTCCAATATGATGGCTTGGAGTTTTATGACCAATACAGATACACAGGAAAATAGAGATAGCTACTGGCATCATCATGACAAACATGGTGGTAACAGTATCAGCGGCATATACTATCTACACATTCCTACAGATGTTGAAGATCGTGATACATGCGGAACTGAAATGGCACCAAATGGTCCAGAAGGTGATGGAAAGTTTTTTGTACGTCCTACAGAATATTCTTGGTTAATTTATCCAAGTAATCAATGGCATAGACCTGGCATTGCACAAAGTAAAGACTATAGATTTATTTTGGCTGCTGATATACAATATGTTTGACATTCCGGCGTAATGATGTTACAATAATGTTTTAACTAAGGATCTATATGAAAAAGCTAATTCCAAGTCGTGGCCCAGAAATTGATCGTGAAAAGTGTGTACGTCTTATGGGCACTGGTATGTACGATATGATTTTGGCTGCTAGTGCTCGCGCTCGAGAACTACGTCGTCATCACAAGACCAGTACTCAGTATGAATATACACATACTATTGTCACAGCACTACTAGAATTACAAAATGGCCAGATCGAAGGTCAAGAGTACTTTAAAAAAGTAAAATAAGAATCTAGGACGTTAGCTCAGTTGGTAGAGCGTCACGTTTACACCGTGAATGTCGGCGGTTCGAACCCGTCACGTCCTACCAGGAACCTTTATGCAAATACAAAGTATCTTTAGCAGTTTTATCTTTATTGATTTTTTAACAGTTGATCTTAAGTCTATTGAAGACTACTGCTATAACGTACAACAACAAGATTCCGGAGTGTTCGTCAGTAACGAAGGCGGCTATCATAGCCACTATCTAGACACTAATGACTCGGCTATCAGCCCATTGTTCGATCAAATCGATCAAGTGGTTAACGGACTCCATCAGCAGTTAGGCTTTAAAAATAACTGCAAGCAGGTGATCCAGGACTCTTGGGTTAATATCAATCAAGAAGGACACTACAATAAACCACACAAGCATCCTGGTTGCTTTTTCTCAGGAGTGTTCTATGTCAAAGCCGAACCCGGAGCAGGCCAATTAGAATGGCATAATCCTGTAGCTGAACATGTATATACCATTCCAAATGGTGTTGTTGAAAACTATAATTTTTATAATAGTGCAGAATGGAGTGAACATCCGACTGCTGGAAAATTAGTTATATTTCCTAGTTGGCTGTTACACTATACACAACCAAATCGTAGCGGACATGATCGTATCAGTATAGCATTTAACAGCGTATTAGGATAATGCATGAATATCAAACACGATGCTATTTCACCATTAATTTTTCAAAGATTAAAACAGGAAGTATTTGGTTCAATACCTTGGTTCTTTACTCCTAATACTGCCTATCCTTCTTCAGCCGACAATGCACATTTAAATTTTAGTTATGTACATCACATATACGGAGATGGTCGCCCTTCATCTGAATTATATGACCTAGTGGACCTAGCAGTGAGATCTGCATTAGATAATACCGGACAAACATTGTCATTGATTTATCGTATTAGATTAGGAATGATTACTGCATTAGATGTCCCATTTGTCCATGGAGCCCACATTGATATGGATGTTCCACACATGACTGGATTGATTTATCTAAATGATTCAGATGGGGATACAATCTTTTATAAAGAACGTTTTAGGCATGGTATTGATTTTTTACCTACCAATTGGTACGAGTCCGAATCAGATCGTGTATACAATGTTGAAGAAACTGTTACTCCAAAGGAAAATACCTTTGTTTGGTTTGATGGGCTACAGTATCATTCAAGTTCAACTCCGAACACAACATCAAGAAGAATAGTAATAAACATAAATTATCAAAATTAAAAACCTAAGGTGTGGTGGCAGAGAGGCCCAATGCAAGGGACTGCAAATCCCTAAAACCGTGAGTTCGAATCTCACCCGCACCTCCAATTTTACGCTCGGTTGACAAATTGCTCTTTTGGTAGTATAATATATTATTGAGTAAGGAGAGCGATATGGAAAAACTAATCAAAGACGACAAAGTAGCAGTGATATTTTCCCCAGGTTTCGGTGCTGGTTGGTACACTTGGAATTTAAAAACTCCTGAGTTAGTGTTTGATCCTATGCTAGTTGAAATGATCTTGAATAACAAAAAAGATGAGTTCCATACTTACGTGGCAATGCGCTACCCAGATGTATATGTTTCAGGCTTTGACGACCTAGCAGTAAGCTGGATACCTGTTGGTACTAAGTTTCGTATTCATGAATACGATGGTAACGAATCAATTGAACTAGAACAAGAAATGGATTGGCTAACAGCATGAAAATTATATTTGATAAAGATACTATGCCCGACGAGCTGTATAATTCACTACTACAGCATTTTGTAAATGAAGCAGTTGGGCTAGGGGTAGATGTAACGGGTGCTACCCGTTTTGAAAACTGGGTTGTTGAATGTGAGATAAAACAGCCCGTCCACTAATAAAGGAGGGCTTATGCCTAGTGTATTTTTAGTTAGCGACACGCACTTTGGTCACGCTGGTGTTTGCCGCTTTACTCGTAGCGATGGTGTTACAAAACTCCGTCCATGGGATTCTGCGGAGGAAATGGACGAAGCAATGGTTAAGGCGTGGAACGAACGGGTAAAGCCCGCTGACAAAGTCTACCATTTAGGTGATGTTGTCATCAATCGTCGATCGTTAAAAATCTTATCCAGACTTAACGGTGATAAAGTACTAATTCGTGGTAATCACGATATCTTTAGAGATGACGAATACCGTCAGTACTTTAGAGAGCTTAGGGCTTATCACGTTATGAACGGTATGATCCTTAGCCATATTCCTGTTCACGCAGAAAGTCTTGGACGTTTTGGTGTTAACATTCACGGACATTTACACGCAAATCGTGTTAAAAAAGCCCGGGGAGTTGATGCTAGAACTGGTGAAGTTTTATACAGCGATGAAAACGATGTTCGTTACCATTGCGTTTGCGTAGAACAAACTCCCGATTTTGCACCTATTTTGTTTGAAGATGTTATCCGTAATATTGAAGCAGAGGGTGGAAGTATTGGGTTTCGCAACGGAAACGGACCTACTATGTAATATAGTAGCAGTTTAATAGGGCCTTAGGGCCCTATTTTTTTGACTTAACAAAGTTGTCAGTTTAATAAATACACTATAATAATCATTTGACTGATTAGAGAATAACGGAGATAGCACATGTCGCTACAAATTAGACGCGGAAACGAAACTGATAGACTTTCAAAAACCTTTGATCCAGGTGAACTAATCTGGACTACAGATAGCAATCAGTTATGGGTTGGAGACGGCATACATGCCGGCGGTATTAACGCTATGGCGTCTATGGCAGGTGTCGGATTGACATATAATCAATCTACAAAGAAGATAGATTTTACTGCAAATGGTGTTACACTAAGTAGCGATTCACTTACTGAGGGATCGACTAATTTATTTTATACTACAGCAAGAGCGCAAGGCGATGCAGCCGCATTATTCGCTAACGGTACACATTCACATATTAGTTTCGTTTATAATCAAAGTAGTCACTCAATTAGCGCAACAGTTGATTTTACAGGCGAAGGAATTTTAAGTGTTAGTGCAGATACTAACCCAAGTCTTGGTGGCAGTTTAAATATGGGTAACTATAATATTACCAGCACAGGTACAGGTAATATTAATATTGCAGGAACTATTAATGCATCAACAGGTTTAGGCGGCAATTTATCACTTAACAGTCATAATATCACCGGTACCGGTAATATCAGTATTACTGGAATATTAAGCTCATCCCAAACTACTAACGGTCAACCTCTTGCAAACTTCTACGGAGAAGTTTATCCAGTTGACTCATGGATTAGTTTAAATATGTCAAGGGGAACACCTGCTTCTCCTTCAGCTGTCCACGCTGGTGATACAATGAGTGGTATTATTGTATATGGACACGATGGATCAAATTATAGTCAAGCTGTAGCATTTGGAGCAGAAGTAGATTCGAACGGCACAGTAGCAACTGGTGCAGTGCCTGGATCGTTTGTTGTAATTACAACTAAAACAGGTGGCGGTCGTAATCAATTATTATTCAGCAGTACTGGTGTATTAACTGCTCCAGTAATACAAACAGGTTTATACAATACTTCATCTTATCCGTCTAATCCTTCAAAGGGAATGATTATATTTGATCAACAATTAAATCATTTCTACGGGTATAACGGTACTGCTTGGGTGGCATTTACTGGACCTTAATCAATAACACTAACTAGCATTAGAAAAATCCTTAAATACTAAAAACATTTAAGGATTTTTTTATGAAAGTATCAAAGATACCCGGATTAGGCAGATTCGGCGTTTTTGTCGATGAGGTAGACTTTACTACGATTACCAATGAAGAATGGCTGGAAATTGGCCGTCTACATTTAGAAAATCTAGTTACTATCATTCGTGATTGTAATCTAACTTGGGATCGAGAGATAGATTTCTGCAAGCAATTTGGTGATACACGATACGGTGTTCGATATCTATTACTTAAAAAATATCAAGGCAGGACTTGGAAGGAAATCGTCGGTGCCGCTCTGCAGGATGATCCTAGCATAGATGACATAGATAAACAGCGACTACAAAGTATTAGTCGTATGCAAGAACTTATGCCAGATGGCAGACATGTTATGCGTGTAACCGGCAAGCGGGATTCAGACGGTAACCCACTGGGTATGTTTGCTGAAGGTGAATTACTTTGGCATAGCAATGAAAGTGGTACATTAACATTCACACCCGGAGTGGCATTATTAGGTGCTGAAAACATGATAGGATCTAGTACAGGATTTCTTACTACACCTGACTATTATGAAAATGTCAGCAATGCGTTCCGTAGTGAATTAGATGAAATGATACTAGTACATAGATTTACACCCGGACGTATCAATCCGGGTCTACGTCAAGATCAAGATGAAGTTATGCATGCCAACATGTGTCCGGAAGATGACACAGAGATTCCTATGGTAATGCGTAGTCCCGGGGGTATCATAGGATTACATTATTCATTAAACACAGTTCACAGTATTAAAGGTATGACTAAAGAAGAAAGTGATAGTGTATTTGCAGAAATAAACAAAGAACTATTTGTAGACAAATATATCTACGATCATTGGTATCAAAGCAATAACGATTTTTGTCTATTTGACAATAGTATTACACTACATCGTAGACTAGGTGATATTAAGGATAGGTTATGCTATCGCATACAACATGACTATAGTAATTTACAAACAGGTCCATGGCAGCCGTATTTGAAAGAACCGTTTATTAGTGATTATAATAAAGAAATGGCCTACTATGTAAATCTAGCAGACATTAAAGATTTTAAATTACCAGCGTCGATAGATGCTTAATTGTTCGTAAAAGGTATTAGGAAAAAATTGCCAGGCAGTTTGCCTAGTTCCTCTATAGTCTAGCTCTTTGATTCTTTTCATAACACCCTGTCGTTCCATTGCGGGGCCAAATATATTATGTACTAGTCGCTGTGTGCCAACAGGGCTTTCGTTTGATGTTATGTACAGATCAGCCCAAGGTGGACACCATTCTATACAAGCAGGTATTAAAAATTGTGCTGTGGGATTTTGATGTTCTGTAATAACACTTATTGTACGTAAAGCCGAACCATATGCCCCAGGTAGTTGATCTGTAAACACACAGGTACGAGCAGCAATCCTAAATGCATCTTCACCCATTTCTGGAAAGCTATGGGCAGCAACACTACCTACTGCACGATCATTATAATAAAGTATCCATACTTGTTTCGATTTTTCGTTACGAAAACAATCTACTAGAGATTGACGACTTGAATTATTATCGAATCCTCTACGAGCTGCATCAGCATAGAACTCTGTGAGGTCTAGATCTTCCGACCAGGGTACTATTTTAAAGCCAGACATCTTTAGCCTGATCTATAAAGTCATCTGGATAGTTATTTCTAAAACTTTCAAATGCCAGCATCTGCATAGTAAACAACGATTGCGGTTCATCCCAATCGATGCCCATATAATCTGTTATAGTCTTCATTGCCACTTGACGCTCTTCACTAATATGACTCAGGTGATCAGCGACTGTGATTGGTTTTTCATTATTAGAATATGTAAAGAAATAGTTTATACTTTTAAGACGGCCATCTACGATAAAATAGCTACTAGGGTGTAAACTATACTTGTACCAACCATGTGCTTTGTATGCACGAAACATATCTAACATCTGTTCACGCCAGTCTGGAAGTATTTGATCAAAATTGCAAGCTCCGTCTAAGCTCCGTTGCCAAAAATCGACCCCATCGATTTTAAGATATATTTTTCGTTCGGGGACGTTTACTTCTAATATTTCAGGAACCATGTCTGGATAATGATATGCCATATTGTGGAGAAAATGCATTTCTCTTTCCCATTTGGCTGTCATTAATTTTGGATCTACTACTTGATTTTGTCCTTTATGATACTCCGTATCGTTGTGATACCATTGTACAAATGTTTTTTTATCCTGGCTAATGAGGCTGGTATAAATGAGATTGTTTCTGCAAAGGCCATCTCCTGGCACATTATTATAGTAGTATTCGTATCCGCTTATCATGAAAATACTTAGCTATAAATAGTTCTACTATGAATATTTCTGAAGTCACCAAATTAAATTTTACTGTAGATCCAACAGAACTAGTAGACTATTACAACAAAGTTAAAACTCAATATAGTCATTTAAATTGGACTTGGGAAAATAACAGCATCCATTTAGATAATGTGGCTGCTAGTGAATGTGCCGAAAAATCACAAACCTTAATGCACGGATGGATGATGCAAAGCAATATGGCAGATAAGTCTATGCCGCCATCAATGTTAAAGACTAAACATCCTACAGTAGATTGGTATGATACTGAACTAATGTTCGGAGTTGTAAAGAGATTAAAAGACCGTATACCATTCGCGTTCCGTTGGACTTTGTTTGTATTGCCACCCACTGGGCAGGTTGTTAATCATAATGATCCGGGACAATATGTAATTATTATTCCCATACAGTGGGAATCAGATGCTTTGTTTATTTTAAATAATACTCCTTATACATTTACACCCGATGGTAGTGCTTGGGGATTAGATGTAGAACTACCTCACGATACGGTTAATAATTCTAATAAGGATAGAGTTAATCTAATTGCAAGGATACCTAAAGATCGAATAGAAGATCTGCTAGCAATAACGGGTGAAATATGATTATAGGTATAAACAAGCAACCATACTATGATCTGGCTCAATATGTAGATATGGCAGAGTTTGATCAACTACAATCAGAAATACTTACCGGGTTTGCTCTAGCACGTGATCAAGCCAAAGAAGGAACTTGGATGGCTCCTGGTTTTACATTTGAAGATATGAGTTATCAGCCTCACTGGAAACCTATCTACAAGGCAGCTGAAGAATTTGCAGCATTGCCCGACGGGGATCCTATTAAAGAAGCAGGTATGAAACTAATGCCATTAGATTTTAAAAACTTCCAACAGCGAAATAAGTTTACAAGATTTTTAAAAATGGCTATGGGTGCATATGACCCTTACATATATTACTATTTGTGGGAAGAAGGATCGTGGGATGATCGTACTGCACCACGCAAACTAACTCCTGAAGCAGAATATTTTCCCAACACAGTTAAGTGGATAGAAAGTTTGGTAGGTACAGTGTTTGAAGATATCGGTCGTGTTATATTCTTCCATTGCGAAGCAGATGGTATTCCGTTTGAGCATAGAGACTTAGATGCTAAGAATGGTATGAATCAAACATTTTTACACCGTAATGAATTTATACACATACGTCCTAACACTAAAAAAGCATTTTATATCTGGGATCCGGAAACTAAGAATAAGGTATATCTAAATACACGAGTTGCCTGGTGGAACGATCAGGACTGGCACGGTGGTGAACGTATAATGGAACAGAGCTATAGTCTACGTATTGATGGCAAGTTTACAGATGAGTTCCGTAAAAAACTGGGCATTGATCATTTGGATTCATACTAATGTACCACGGAATTTTTATTACAGAATGTACTAGTCAAAATTGGCTCGGTCGCGGCTATGGCGTACATCGTCTTGCTAACGAACTGCGCCGCTATGGATTTAAAATACTTGTACTAGATTGGGCTTTTGCAATCGACATTGACTTGTACAAAGAGTTATTGAATTTAGCTATAGGTCCAGAGACACTGTTTGTAGGATTTAGCACTAGTATCTTCCCTTACCGTATGCAGGATGTAGAAGGACAAAAGAAAGCAAGATTATTACAGGCCAGTTATGCCAGGACTAGCTCACAGGATTTTTTAAAATTAGAAGATGAAGAATGGTATGCAAAAGGTTTACCACTACAGTTTGCCAACGGTAACAGTCTTCCTTGGTTACAGTATATTAAAGATCTAAATCCTAAGACCAAAATTGTCATGGGCGGCAGTAAGACTTGGGAATACTTTGGTACACCGTTAGTTGATAATTACTTTGTAGGTATGGCCGAAACTATGTTTGTTGACTATGTATTAAGCATTAGTGGGCAAGGACCCAAACGCATCTTTAATACTATTGTGGACTACGATACTAAAGCTCAGGGTAACAAAGAACAATTCAACTATGTCTACAGCACTACACGCTATCAGGAAGAAGATTTTATACAGTCGTACGAAGGATTAGGATTAGAAGTTGGCAGGGGGTGCCGTTTTAGTTGCAGTTTTTGTACTTGGCCGTTAATAGGACAAAAGAATGTAGCTGATTACACAAAGACCCCGGAACTTATTCGTGAAGAACTTATAGAGAATTGGGAACGTTGGGGTGTATGGAAATACTACGTGACCGACGACACGTTTAATGACAGCACAGAAAAACTAGAAACATTTTTAGCTATTGTTAAAAGTTTACCATTTAAGCCTGCGTTCTGGGGATTTTTTAGATTAGATCTAATAGCGAGTCACCCCGAACAAATGCAACTTATTAAAGACTGTGGATTTAAAGATATTGTAGTAGGCATCGAAACGTTTAATAAAACAGCAGGTCGCGCAATTAAAAAAGGAGCAAGTCCGGATAAACTTAAACAAGCTCTGATAGATTGTAAAGCAGTATGGGGCGGAGATGTGTTAATCAGTAGCCAATTTATCACAGGTTTACCGGGGGAAGATAGTGCCAGCGTTGCAGAATCTGTCGAATGGTTTATGCGTGAAGATGCTCCTATCGATGCTATCGGTCTTGTTCCACTACGGCAGTATGCCCCGGATCCCTTAGATAGATATAAGGTCACTAGTCAATTTGAACGTGAAGCTGAAAAGTGGGGTTATAGTTGGCCTGACCCAATAAATCGCCCCTGGTATTGGGAAAAGAATGACGGTACTGATATTACCAACTACGATGAAGCCAAAGCGGTATCAGACTACTGGGAAGCTAGGCTAAGTACAATCAAACGCAAAGGTAAGTGGGTATTTAAACATACTGCATTTGATCACGGAGATTGGTCCTGGGAAGAGCTCGATTCACTATCATGGGAAGAGTATGAAAACGTACCGAAAGTCAGTGGAAATATGCTGTTAATATACAAGCAAGTTATGCGTGATTATTTTAATCCATTACTTAAATTTTTAAAGGATCGTAAATGAAGCATATAACCATTTCACCTCAAGAAATTACACCCGACATTTTATATTGTAATGGCGATAGTTGGGCTTGGGGATCAGAGCTAGGTGATGAAAGCGAAGCACATAGATTAGCATATTCCTTTCCAGGCTTGTTATCAAAGCATTATAATTTACCGTTGTTAAATTCTGCTTCACCAGGTGGTAGTAATCAAAGAATAGTTAGAACTACTGTTGAAGATATTAGTAGATTATTACTGGAAGGGCGTAAACCTCTTGTTATTATTACATGGACATTGATACATCGTTTTGAATTGTTTAGTCAAGAAAAAAATAACTGGACTAACTTTTCAGCATCGACTCGTGGGGATGATCAAAAACTTGCTGAAAAAATTTGGACACGATATTCTTCCGATGAAACTGATGTTATAAATTTTTTAACTCAAGTAGTATTATTAGAATCATTTCTAAAGAAAAATAATATTCCTTACTTAATGCTTAACACGTTTGACACAAAGACGGTGTTGTTGCGCCAAGATATAAAAGACCTATTTGTATCACAAATGGATTTAACTTATTACATGGTCACTATGGCATTAAGGCATTATGTAATGAACTTCCCTAATATAGATTGGGGTCCTGGTGATCATCCCCTGGAAAATGGACACGAGCTTGTGGCAGATTTTTTAAAAACGCATATCGATCTTAGATTTATATTAAAATGAAATATATCGGAAATTACATAGATCAAATTCCAGCAGGATTAATTGATGCTGTATTAAACAATGATGGTGAAATTACTCCGGTATATCAGCCTGAAAAATGGTCGGGTAAACCAGAATGGGACGCTGCCCGTATTGCTTTAGAAAATGCCGGCTATCCTAAACTAGATTATCATTTTCATCAGTACACTGAAAATACAGAATGTATAAAACCGTTTTTAGATCAAATTGATTTTAAATTTAATCTACCTGACTTGCCACCAGTACATCATTGGTGGATAGTTAAATACATGGGTGGGGATATGCAGCCTATGCATTTTGATCCGCATGTTATAGATACACAAGATTGTCAGCGTTATACTATGATGCTAACAGATTTTGAAGATGGACACATATTTGTCTACGATGATGTGTTATTAAATAATTATAAGGCTGGCGATTTGTTTTTATGGCCTGATGCTATGTGTTTGCACGGTGCTGCAAATATCAGTATGAATCCCCGAATTAGTCTGCAGATGAGTTTTTATAATGAAATATCTAGGTAATTTTAAAGATTGGATTCAGCCAGAGCTACTAGAAAGAATAGTAGAAACTCAAGGTGATCCGACGCTGTTAAATCAACCACTGACATGGAAGGGTCACCCCGAACACGAAGCGTGGTATAAAACTTTTTGTGCAGCAGGTTACGATAAACGTAACTTTTACTCAAATATGTATAATCAGTATACTGAAGATATTAAGGACTTTGTAATAACACCACCTATTGATTTAGGGAATAAAACTTGGGATTGGTGGTTCATTAAATTCCTGCCAGGCTCAGTTGCTTGTATGCATTACGACCCACATACAAAGATTTATCAAACTGCTAAACGATACTGGATGGCAATGATGGATTATCATCCAGGCCATGTATTTGTATCAGAAGGGGGCCAGATGATGACTAATTATAAAGCTGGTGATTTATGGACTTGGGATCAGGCCGATCTAATACACGGAGTAGTTAATCTTAGCATGATACCGAGAGTGACTTTTCAATTTAGTACTCATGAAACCGATGATGCATATCATAAACCTAAATTCTACATTGATCATAATTTAGATTAATCGTAAGTCATCCAGTGTAATATAAACTTAGGAGTAAGTCCTACATTAGTTCCAGCATGCCATAGTTTATAGTCACTCCACTCATACATGTTGCCGATGGCTTCATTATAGAAACACTGTTCTTCCATGGCAAGTATATGTCCCACCGCAGGCGGATCAATGAATATCATAAAGCGACGAGTGTTTCCTAGTTTATTCCATTCTTCTTCATTATCATCAGTATCCCAATGCCATGGTGTACACCATCCGGGATCTATTCTTGCCAGCCATACTTTGATTGTTTTAACTTTTAATAAGTTTTCTAGTTTAACTATAACTTCGCTATCAAAGTCTTGTCCCGGGTAGTAGTTAATCCATTTGATAGAATCAAAGTTAAAGTTTGCTCGCTCCCATAGATCTACCAGTTCTCCGTAGACCGGATTAGAATCCATCTTCCACTTGGATCTATCGGCTGTGACTAACTTGCCCGGCTTATCGATAACTTCTGCTACAACTTTGTTCCAGTCAATGATATCTGCAGAATTACCTACAAATTTAACTTTACTCATTTAATATCCTATAAAGTGATACATGTATTTCGGAACAAGGCCCATGTTGGCACCAGCATGCCACTCTCTAAAATTTGAAAATTCTACTATATCACCTACTTGGAAATTATAACAAATTCTATTATCTACAATAAAAACATGACCAAATGAAAATTCGCTAATGTGTACAGAATATCTTTTTGGTTCTCGAGGCAGTGTTGCAATAGCAGGATTATCAAAGTCCCAATGGTAAGGGGCCATGCATCCAGGATCTATTCTACTAATCCAAGATTCTACATGAGTCAACCCTAAGAACTTCTCCATCGCAGGAACAACGTTATCATCGATTTGGAATGGTTCATAATTGAATACTCGAACGCCGGCAATATTCATATTAGCGTCCATCCATAACTTGTGGATTTCATTATAATCTTTCTTCATGGACCATTCTTCCGGTTTGATATATGCAGGAACTGCTGGATCCTTTAGGGTATCAATTACATGTTTCCAATCTATAATATTTGAACAATTCATGAAATATTTATATGATAATCTTTTGGTTGATAACAGTTTTATTAAAATAGCTGTTTGTACATTTTTGGTAAAACATCGTCTGGCCACTTAACCCATGATTCTAATGCCTGTTTGAATAATATTTCAATATTAAGAACATCACCTTCTATCGCTGCTTCAAATCTAGGTCCCGACGTTTCACCGATCATACCTCGAATATGATCTAATTTGACATACGGATCTCTTGCTCTAACACACCCATAAAAATCAAATGTACGCAATACTCCGTTATCAATAAAATAACAATGCGGATATAGACTAGTTTTATAGTATCCAGAATCAACTATGTCTTTTAAAATTGAAAACATTTGTTCTTTCCAATCGGGGCATTCTTCATCTAAACTACGCTCTGTATATACTATTTGATTACAGGTTTCTCCAACCCAGCTGAAAAATATCTTTTGTTCTTCTGTGTCTATTGAAATATTTCTTGGAGCCCAAACTCTATCTTTGAATACTGTAAGATACTCAACTTCTCTATCGAAGAAAAATTTAACCATCTCTTTAGTATAGTACGGGCGATTAGGTAACCAGTGTGCTAGATCTTCATTTTGGTATTTGCTAGTATGATCAAAATGCATACAAAATACATTACCACTAGGACTTACTAGAGGAGTATATATTAAATTAGTTTCAATCAGATTATTATCTTCTGGATTGATTTTATAAAAGGGATTCCAATTATCTGTATTCATACATCTATTGTTAGTATAAAATAATCTTTAGTCAACGCATCTAACTCATCTAAGCAGTCTACTTCTATGGTAAGTTTTGCAATTAGATCTTGACCATCAAAGTCACTAACAATACCACGTTTGAACGCTCTATTCAACCACGGGCTAATAATATCATCAAATAAAAATCTACGATCTGCTACGATATTTTTCAGCGTAATATGTACATCAATCGGATCTTTAAGAATATTAGTCGGTAGTAACTTCCTGACCACTAACTGCAATCTATCTTCGCTGCCAAAATTAGCAGCAGTGTGTCTTACTCCGGCGTCCATACTATACCAACAGCCGTCTACTTTAGTTTGAAACATTTGATTATTTTCTAAATCTATTAGATATGAATGATTACCGCAAATAGACAAATGCCATCGATCATCCATATCAGCATGACTAGGATATGCCTCACCCGGAGATAGTTTAATTAGTCTGGCTTCTCCTTTATCGCAAGCAATACTATCTAGAATCTGTTCCCAAACTGTGTTTTTAAACTCTGGTTTTATTTTCCAGGGATCTTTAAAGAATCTAGCACTAGGTTGATTAAGAGCTAACCGTGCATCTATTTTGGGCAATAGACTAATTGCCTCTTGTAATAATTCGTTAGATATAGTATAATCAGTGAGCTCTAGCATGAAATATTTATGTGCTAGTATTATAGTGTAAATAATTCATGAAACCACAACGTGTTGCTCCTTCATATGATTCCAAATGGCTAGAGATAGATCGTCCTCAACCATTATCTGATCTTAGGATTGAGCAACTGCAACAAGATGTATTAAACGGAGTCCTGGATAAAGACATTACTGATCAAGTCTATATCAATTTTAAAAAAGAAATGACGGCATGGTTATTTGCCAGTAAACTTAATAATATCACTGGGTTTGATAAATTTGACCGTGTTGATATTATAAATGGTTGTACACAATTTATCGATGCTATCTATATGCAAGGGCCTGTGCAGACTCTAAAGGGCGATTATAGATATCACGCTAGACTAAATCCTAATTTAGTTTACAGTATACCGGGATACTTACGTCGAGACTTACCGTTAATTATTGCCATGCCCTTTCCCGGTACAGGAGCAGTCTATGATCAAATGACGGAGATATTAGATGAATGTTTGGATAAAGAAATTCCGGTCCATATTGATGGCGCTTGGATTACTTGTTGTAGGGATATTGTTTTCGATGTCGGGCATCCTGCTGTTCGTAGCGTTGGTATCAGCCTCAGTAAAGGTTTGGGTCTAGGTTGGAATCGTGTAGGATTGCGTTGGACTAAAAGTCAGGATCCAGATGCTGTTACTATTATGAATGACTTTAATATGAATCTCCGTGCACCTGCGATGATTGGCTTACACTTCTTACGTAATCTTCTACCAGACTATTTGTGGAATACTTACGGCGATACTTACTATAAGATATGCAAGGACTTTGATCTAACACCAACTAAGAGCATTTACCTTGCTCTTAAAGATAACCAACCAGTGGGACTAAGTCCTCTAATAAGATATGTTGCCAAACAGTAAAACATTCTGTATGCATCCTTTTACAGGATTAGCCACAAGAGAAGATGGGGCTATCTGCGCCTGCTGTCGCAGCCATCCTATTGGATTTATAGATAAACAATCGTTAGAAGAAATTTGGAATAACAATACAATCAAACGTATTCGCCAGCAGGTGCTCAACGATGAACGTCCGCCCGAGTGTGAACCATGTTTTAGTTTAGAAGATCAAGGTGTTGAAAGTTTACGTCAGCGTCATATAGCAGGTAAGATACCAGAAGCTAGGATTAATTTATATCCTGATGCACTCAACAGTTTACAAGACGATTTTACAATGCCGTTTGAGATTCCTACCATGGAACTTAAATTAAACAACTTATGCAATCTTGCTTGCCGTATGTGTCATCCTATGGATAGCACTAGTTGGACAGACTGGAATGAAGTTAAAGAGTTCTACAAGAAAGAAAGCAATATAATGTATGCTATTGTAGAAGAAAATAATTTAGAAAGTAAACCCCATCTAGATAAATTCCAAGATAGTCCAGCGTGGTGGGCTAGTCTAGAAAAACTATTACCTCACTTCCGTCGTGTAGAATTTGCCGGTGGGGAGCCCTTAATGGATCCACAGCACTATCGTATATTAGATATGCTTGCTCCGTACGGTGATCAAATTGAAATAAAGTACGCTACTAATTTAAGTATGCTAGGCAAGAGTAACAGAACTGTTTGGCAATACTGGCCCAAGTTCAAAAGTGTAGCGGTCAATGTAAGTATAGATGGTATAGGTGATGTATATGAATACATAAGATCAAATGCCAGCTGGAAGGAAGTGGTTACTAACATTCGGCAAATACAATCTATACCAAACATTAGTCGTATAGTAGGTGCCTGTACTGTTCAGGTAAGTAACGTACTAATATTAGACAAGATTATAGAAGAGTTTTTAGACAAGTTAGGTATTATATTTCACACCCATCGTGTAAGTTATCCTAATCTATTATCGGCGCAAGTATTACCTGCTCCCTTAAAATCGTTAGCTATCATGCGTCTGGAAGCAGTTAAAGATCGAGTGGCCAATTTCAAACTAGTTAAAGAACGACCTGAACTATTAGAATACACACTAGGACAAATTCAAGATAACATTAATTTTCTTAATGCTAAGGATCTTAGTGATTTATGGGAAGATTGCGTAGAGTTTAATCGGCGGTTAGATAAAACTAGAAACAGCCGAACATTTACTGATGTAGTACAAGAATTCAAAGACTATGTTTAAAGTTACTAGCCGCTGGCCCCATCAAAATAGTGTTAAAGTCGAGTGGAATCTCGGCAAGCGTTGTAACTACGATTGTAGTTATTGTCCTAGCAGTATACATGATAATAATAGTAAACATACTGATATAGAAATATTAAAGAATACCGTAGATCAATTAGTAAAGATAGGCAAACCTGTACGACTAAGTTTCACAGGTGGGGAACCTACAGTACATCCAAACTTTGAAGAATTAATCAACTATGCTAAACATGTCGGTATCAGTTGGATCAGCGTGACTACAAATGGTACACGCACACCTGAATGGTATCAACGACAACGAGTTGATCAATATGTATTCAGTATACACTTTGAATATGATTTTAAGAGAGTTTTACATACTGCCACTAGCTTGAAAGATAGTAGCAAATCGTTAGTGTTACAGTTAATGGCACATCATGATCACATGAAGGATGTTAAAGATTCAGCTGATTATCTCGATATTATAAAAGTACCATACACTATACGCAGAATACGCTGGACCGAAGGAGATCACGATTTGTTCGATGATATGCGCTATCACCCAGATGATTTAAATTGGATTAAAGATAGTGAAGCAACAGTTGCTCCTAACGTTATTATTTGGCTCGATGATAAGTTTGGACAAATAACACAGCATGCCAACGATGTTATTAAACTGCATCGCAATCAGTACAAGGGTTGGTCGTGCAACGCCGGGATAGAAAGTCTAATGATTAATTGGGATGGTGATGTACATCGCGCTACCTGCCGAGTGGGCGGTAGTTTAGGTAATATCTACCAGGGAAACTTTACTATTCCTGTAGATCCGATTATCTGTGATCGGAATTATTGTACGTGTGCTGCCGACATTCCGTTGACTAAGATTAGACTTTGATAAATGTGTTTCTGGCGGGCATACACATCTATTAATAGTGCAGATGCTAGGTGATAGTTGCGGATTAAAAATACTAATAAATTGCTTGTCTAAGATATTATATCTTGTATTATTAAAAATTAATTGACCACAACTACCTTTTAACTCACCGTCAAAATCTATATAGACTGACTCCACTCCGATTGCACATTCCCATCCCTTAAAATTATTTTCTTGTGTAGTTATATAATATTGAGAAGTAGCTCGGCGCTTCTTACCATTAACTGTATATTTGCTTTCAAATAATTTAACGTGTCCTTTAAACAATAAATGAAGATTTTTTAAAATCCATATTATGCTAGGAAATCGTTTAAGCTCATATTTAAAAAAGTTTCTTTGTTTATCTGTATACGAGATGTTAACTCGAGAAGTAGAAACTAACTCTTTGGTTTGAATCATCCAACGATATTTGCTGTTTGCTTTGATATAATTTACACTTGCAACACATTCATCCCAGTGCTGATCATCCATTAACACATGAACTGTAACTTTTTTACCATACGCATGAATAATATCAGCAACATTAATAGTATGATCTAAATCAGCAAATTGTTGATGATAACTTAAAATTAAATTATCAATTAACATACCGTTTTCTTTCCACCATCGTATTGTTCGAGATCCATTTGAAACAACACTAACATATACATTATGTTCTTTTTTAATTCCTCTAATAAATTTATCAAGGTCTTTATACATAGTAGGCTCGCCGCCTAGTATTTTTAAATCAAATACTTCTTTACCGGCATATTTGCTATAATAATCTAGCATGTAATTAAAATTTTTAATTAATAAATCAACATCTGTTGGGCTTGGATAATTTCCTTCATTACTACCCGGAAAACAATATCTACATTTAAAATTACAAACGTTGTTCAAAGCCCATCGAAGTTCTAATCTATTACGGGGTTGTGTTGATTCAATCCGAGTAATCATAGTAAATGTGTCAACTCGGGGAATGTAATTTTAAAATCAGTTTTACGTTGTGCATCCATTGTATTAATGTACTCACGGAAATCTGGTAGTAAATTAGTATGATCTTCTGCGTCCATCCAGTCTAGTATACCTTCCCAGCGACGCCATCCATAGGGATTAACTTCCCAGAACTCTGCATCTTGTGTATAGTTGTCCCATAACCATTGCTGTAGTTCAGAAAATAGTTCACGTACTTCTGCCTTATCTTCTTTAGGTAATACACGTAAACTTAACCAAGTAGGAATCCATAGCAAGTGTACACCTACTAAACCTCCACCCATTACATGTCCCGCGGCATTCTTATCAAAGTTAACTTTCTTAAAATTCATACGCACTTTCCATTTAATAAAATCCGGAACGTGCATAATGTTTAGTATCTGTACAGCCATGGCAATGTTAGTCTGTATGTTGTCTGGAGCATTATCTAACTTAATTAAATTTTCTTCTACTGTCTTCCAATCTAAGGGATAGCGTATATACTCACCGCGCGGTCCTATACCGTCTAAACTAACACCTACTTTTACTTTACGGAATTGGCTCCATATATCAATTATTTCATCATTGACTAGTATACCGTTAGTATTATACCGTAAACTAATTTGGCTAGCATAACCACGTTTGATAATTTCTAAAAGAAATACCTTATGTTCTTTTATGAGCAACGGTTCACCACCTGCAAAATACAACTGTTTAATGTTGGGAATTTGATCATAGACTTCTTCCCAGAACTCGGGATTTTCATGCCAGCTGTTGTTGTGCATTTTTTTATCCCAGCCCATTTGTTTTTTAATTAACGGACTTTGAAAGAGCGGATATACTTTTTTATGTTCGGGAGTCCATAAACTACTATCGTGTGGACTACACATAATACATTTGAGATTGCAAGTATTTCCCAAGCGAAGATCTAAATACTGTAACTTATAAGGTACAGAACCGTCTGCTTGCGTTTCTGCAATTAATTCTTTAATATCGATTTTTTCTTGTAAATGCCAGGTGCCTGTTTCCCAGATACGCTTACTGGCAACACCTTGTTGTTCTTCTTGATAGCATTTTAAACAGCTAGCTGGCACTTCACCAGCTAACATTGTTTTACGCACCGATCGCATATAGTTGTTATTAAATGCCTCAGTGGGCAAATCATGCCCAAAATTAGCAGGAGTACCATCTTCCTTTTTAACAAGCCCCACATCGTACTCACCACTATCGGCACCTGACGCATTTGCCACGCAGCATATACGCATATCACCATTAGGGCGGGTGGCCAGATGTATCCACGGTAGGACACAAAAGCTAGGACTTCCGGTTAGCTCGGTAATTTGTTTTTGCCAATCACCTAGTTGGGTTGTTTCGGGCTGTAGCCAAAATACCTTATTCATTAAATGTGTCCAGGTCTACAAATTGATCGCGGCATTGACTAATAACAGCATCGGGAAACTTACCACAAGTTCTTACACAGACATGTAGTTTATCACCTTCAAAGGATTCGTCCCACTGACTTTGCCATTCAGGACTATCTACTATTTCCTGAACAGACCTCTTACGTAAATTTAATTGTTCAATACCTTTAAATTTTTCTAGCAGTCTATTAAGGCTTGATTTACTATCTGTTTGAAAATCATGAACAAGTTGTTGTTCTGTTGTATGTATATATGGAGTGGCTCCAACAAAGCAACAAGGCCATAGGTATCCTAGTGCATCTATATATACACTATTAAGTTCTTCAACTTCACATTTAATTGTTGCACTAGCAACTAATTCTCTATAGTTTTCTACAGTCTTTTTATCTACAAACACTAATTTTTGTTCCGTTGGATTTTCTAATCGATGGGTTACATTCCCATTTTTATCGTAAGCATCAAACCAAGGGTTACCTATAAAGCGGCTAGTTTGCTTTTCATAGAAGCTATCAAATCCTAAATCCTTAGCCATCTGTCGGGCGGTTTCCAATTGATGTTCGTTGTGTCTAAATGTAATAAAGTTCCAGCGAGCTTTGCCGCCAGCATTAATAAATGTTTTAGCATTGTCAATGATTTTATTAAAGTCCGTCCCCACACGATACAGTGCGTGAGTATCTTCCAATCCATCAATACCAAATTGTACAAGATGATTGTCGGGTAATGCTGCGGCTAATTCTGCCCACCACTTAGTCGAACGTAGGCTTCCGTTAGTATGTATATCAATCCTAATATTAGGATTGTTCATAGTAATATATTTGACAATATTAAGTAAGTCATTATTAAGCAATGGATCACCGAAGTTTCCACACATTGTTATAGTGTGTAATTGTTCTACAAGCCTGCTAGGAATCATTCTAATAAAGAATCTAAGATCAATATCTTTAACTTTGAGCAAGGGATTATCTTTGCCGCCGTGATGATTTCTAGCGCACATAGGACAACTGGCTTGACAATTTGAACTAAGTTCAACGTGAAGGGCGCCTATTTCTTTAAATTTATACATATCATCATATTTATTTAAGGATTATAGTGGCATAAATATTCTTATGTCAACTACTATTAATTTATTTCCAGTTCCTATATCCATATTCGAATCACCCGAATTACCCGTAGACACTATGGATTTTATAAAAAACAAATTAGAATATATGCCATGGCATAGTAAAGAAAACCACTATCTTGATATTTCAAAATCATTTCAAGTATTAACCGATTGTCAAGAATTGGCACAGCTAAAAGCAAATACAATTAACATTGCAAACACGTACTGGAGAGACATATTATGTGTAGATTTGTCTTTAAGTATTAGCATTAAGCATAGTTGGATTACAAGACATAAACCTGGTCAATATAATAGACCCCATATACATAATAATTGTGTGTTTGTATTAACTACTTACTTAGATACATACGAAAACTGTGGTAATCTTATTTTTAAGAAGAATACTCATTATTTAAATTTATTCCCTGCTATGCTAGATGTTGAATATCATACTACAAATTTAATTAATTGCAAAGATTATTCAATAACTCCTAAAAACAATATGACTGTTTGCTTCCCTAGCCATTTAGAACACGAAGCCGAAGTTAACAACAGTGGACAAAATCGTTTTTGCTTAACTGCTGATTTCTTTATACGAGGTACAACAAATAGGGCCGGTCGCGGATTCGATACGTATTTTAATTAAAACGTTCTACATAAGTGTCTTGATCTTCCATAGTGGAAAAAGGACTAGATGCACTACACATCTTAATACATACATCAGAATCTTTATCCTTCCATTTCTTCTGCATAATTGTTTGCCACATCTCCGATTCAAGCAAACTTTTAATGTCTACTTTACTAGCATCAATAGCATCAAATCCACCCATATCATTTACCAGTTTTGAAAAACTTTCATTTAATCCAGTGCCGGCATCATAGTTTGACACTGAATCGTAGACGTTGTACTGTTTATAATATTCTTTATTATAATCAATATTTAAATAGGTTAACGATCCCATAATGCAACAAGGCAGGGTTATGTAGTTTGCGTCAATATAAATTTCTCTATTCTTTTTAACATAGCAATGGATTTCATCAGCTTTATCCCATTTTTTAAAATTATCAAAGTCTCCCTTCTTAATAAATTTGATAGGAGCAGAATCTGAAGATTCTAAGTAATGTGTAACAATACCATCTCTATCTAGTACTTTAAATGGTTCGTCACCGTGCCTGCGGCTAGTTTTTAATGAAAATGCTTTGAATCCAATATCCCTAGCTCGTTGTTTAGCTTCCTCAATTTGATGTTGATTATGTTTAAACTGTATAAACTGCCACGTTGCATAGCCACCTGCTGCTATAAAAGTCTTTGCGTTCTTTATAACCATATCATATGTCACGTTAACTCTGTATAGGTGATTAGTATCTTCTAATCCATCTAATGCAAAAACTACGCTATGATTGAATGGCATTACTGTTGCTAATTCTGCCCACCACTTAGAATTTCGTGCGCCACCATTAGTAAAAATACTAATGAATATAGCTGGATTAGTTGTCTTAACATAATCGCACATGGCAATTAAATCTTTATTAAGTGTGGGCTCTCCAGCAGTTCCTGCGAAATCAATAGATTTAATCTGTAACAATACTTCTTTATTAAAAATTCTTTTGAAATCATCGAGAGACCAATCATTTAACTTCATTATAGGATTATCTAACCCACCATGCACGTTTCTTGCACAAAGTGGACAGGCTGCTTGACAGCGATTAGTTATTTCAATTTGAAGAGCGTTTAGTTCATTAAATTTAAACATGTTTGTAGCCTATTAACATATAACGATTATACAACTGTGTAGGTAACTCGCCACTCCACAGTACATTTATATTACTTTGTTTTTGAAAATCACCGAGATCATTGGCCCATCGAACATGCTCCGGAATATCGTAATTGTTACTTTGTAGTACCAGCAGACTTGAGTCTGGTAAATTTGATAACCATTTATCGTACTGCTCCTGTGTGATGTGTTCACAACTGGTATTAATTATGATATCGCTTGTAGACTCCACTTCGCACATGTCAGCGGTAACAGCCTTAAAGTATCCGTCTTGCTCTTCTATCTTATTCATCATTGTGGCGATCGGCTGGCATGCCGGATCTATGTCTATACTACGCAGATATTTAATTGCGATATCACTTTGAAATAAAAGACTGGCCAAGACACCTACCCATCCTCCGTGAATATCTATACTCACGGCATTAGCAACATAGGGTTTAATATTGTCTATTAACCATTCTTTGCTTTTAATTTGCCCTTGCCAAAATGCGTCCATAGTTCTCATAGGATCTGGACTTTGTCGGATGGCCTGCATCCAAAAATGTAAGTGTTCGGTATCTATTTGCATTTTGGTACCTTGCTATCTGCTGAGCTAACACATCTGGTAGTTACACATTTTTTAGGGTTGGAAAACAAAGTAAATTTTTCTATTGTGCCCAAAGATTCTTCTTGACAACTATATGCTCGTTTTACTTCGTCACCTCTTATTATAACACTTTGGTATCCGCTGTTGCAAGTCCAATCAGTAAACTGATTAAAACCCAACGCATTAAATCGTTCTGCTTGATCGATATAATAATCTTGATGACCGTCTGTTAATCTAATCTGATAACCTTCTTGTTGTTCAAAGTCATCTTGCATGATCTTGATCATTTCGGGAGTATATCCATCTACGATAGCAGTTGCAGTATCATTGCTTTGTGGTTTAAGTGTTACATTAATTCCTTTGGAACGTAACCGATTACAACGTTCTAGTGTTTCATAAAACTGTTCAGGAACCATTACTTGATTAACTGTAACATATACTCCTTCGTAAATCAACTGTAGACATTTGTCACCAAACTCTTGCTCTTTAGCAAACTCTGCATGAAAACTAGCTGTGATACTACGACGCTGTAATAAAGCTGTATTAGTACACCATGTCTTCCACCATTTTGATCCCGGACTCAAATTGGTTGTCATGTGTATGCTTTGATAGGGACTTTCTGTTTCATCTAGATGTTTTACTAAATCGGGCAGTTGCTTGTATGCTGTAGGTTCGCCTCCGCTGAATGACCAGTGAAATTGAGTAAATCCATTTTGGCGAGCTTGACGTTTAATCTCATCTATTGCGTGAGTATAGACTTCAAATGGCTGATAGTCCATTTTGTCACTGCGAGCATAGGGCCAGCAATAGCTACATTTATAATTACAAAAACGGCCCAATATCCAACTCGTGTTAAATAATGGACGATCCAGCATGGTTTGCTGTCCAAAATATGTAATCTTATCGAAGGGTATTGTAGAAAATTGCATTGACAGTATTTACAAAAGGCACTATAATAACAATGTAGACGTGAGTGGAACTTGGTATACCTCCTCCCCAGCATTTGTTGGGGAGGGCAAGGGTCTAGCTCTTAGAGCGACTTTGAAGGTTCGAATCCTTCCGTCTACACCAAAATAGGCACAGAAAGGCTAGTATGAAACAGTTTTTATTTTTAGTATTAATGGTAAGTTCCACTGCATACGGATTTGAAGATAATCCGATCATGCCATTTTCCACCGCTAAAAATATTGCAGTTCAAAGCAATATCCGATGGATCCCTGTTGATGATGTACAGGCAGCTTGTGATAAAGAAAGCCGACGCAGAGGTGGAACCGGATTTAAAATGGCTGTGCAAGCCTGTTCATTTAATGATGCCCCAGTTAACGGCGTGAATAACTGTATTATCTATACCTTTAAAAACCCAACAATGCACACCCTGGGTCACGAAACTCGGCACTGTTTTCAGGGCGCATGGCACGAATGAAGGAATATAATCTCATAGAAGATATTTGGCGTGATGACGAGATCCTGAATAAAATTAGGACTCGTGATGACTATGCTCAAAATCTCTATGCGGCATTATGCAATATGCAATATTGCCCACGTGATTTATGGCCCATACTAAAAGAAGAATATTGGTCCTGTAGTTGGCGTGCCGCCGGCGGACTAGTATCTGACTTCATAGGTAAGGGCGACTATATGGATTGGTATTGCAGTGGTATGGGTGGATTTGCGGCACTATCAAATGAACAGGAGCATGATGCACAAGCAGAATTTGCTGCCAAAAAATATGTTCCAGAAGGTACAGTAACCGATGAAATCGAAAGAGATTTCAACAGATTAGGTTGGATTCCAGTTCCATGGCCTAAAGATAAACACTAGGTTAAATAATAATATGAAAACAAATTGGACTATAACTGTAGAAGAAGATCCTGCAACAGGCGATTTATTATTGCCGTTTCCGGATGATTTTTTAGAAACTCAGGGTTGGAAAGAAGGGGATACATTGGAATGGACTGATAACCATGATGGTAGTTGGACTATTCAAAAAGTAAATGCATGAGTAAAGACGATTTATTAGAATTAACCGGTACTGTAGAAGAAGTTCTACCTGCTAATATGTTTAGAGTGCGTGTAGAAAATATGCCCGATTTACTACTGTGTTACCTGGGCGGGAAACTTAAACAGCATAAAATAAGAATTATCGAAGGTGATTCAGTTAGATTAGAAGTCAGCACTTATGATTTAACTAAAGGTAGGATAACTTATAGGTTATAGTAATGAATAGCGTAATGGAATCCGTTTGTTTAGTTTGTAAGACCGTAAGGAACAAAAGCAAATCGGGTGTAAGTTTCCAATCATTACTAACTAGCCTACGCAGAGAATTTCGAACCCAAGGGTTTGATATTAGAATAAAGAGTCTGAGAGATCGAACACTAGATTTAGACGAATTCTGTGTTAATGCATTTTATGACCCGATCGATGATCATCGTCGAGAAATAGCAATAGAAATAAGCATATATCATAATTTCACCAAAGACTTAGTTTGGGACGAATTGCATATAACTAATTTGCTAATACAAATATTTGATGCCACTGTACACGAGTTTAGACATCAACGCCAAAGCCGTAAAAGAATCTTTGAAGTTTTTTATAATGGTAATACCTATCTAGAAGACCCTGACGAAATAGATGCCTACGCGATTAGCATAGCCATCGAATTATGTAGAAGTCTAGGTAAAACTCGTGCGCTAAGATACATGCCAACATTTGCCAGCCTGAGTAAATTAAAATTCAATAGTCAATATGTTAGTCCTGCTCTACATTCATATGTTAAACAATTTGGCAATATCTCAAATCCAATAATACAACGCCTAGCCAAAAAGGTCTATATAAGGTTACAAAAGATTGACACCGACTGCATTTTCATGTAAAATACATAATACAAGGAGCAAGCTATGACAGAACAAGAAATGCAAGAATACTTTCCAAAAGTATATCCAAAAATGTTTGTAGGTAAGTACGGTGGTATTGCTGTGGGTGCAGGCTGGGCTAATATCCTAGTTCAGTTATGCCAAAACATCCAACATCACTTAGATTGGAAAAATAAAGATGGCGAAATTGTTCCACAGGTAGTTGTACAACAAGTCAAAGAAAAGTTCGGTTCGCTACGATTCTATTATCAAGGCGGAGATGAATATGTTGCTGGGTTAGTTAGCATGGCGGAGTCAATGTCTGGTGTTACTTGTGAAAGTTGCGGAGTACCTGGTGAAACTAGACGAGGTGGATGGATCCGCGTGTTGTGTCAGTCCTGTGAGAATAGCCGTGAAGAGGCAAAACTTCTGCGAGAAGGGTTTGAGCAATGAAAATTAAACTAGTCAGCGATCTACATTTAGAGTTTGCTGACATACAGATTAAAAATGACAACGACTATGACGTCCTTATTCTAGGCGGAGATATCATGGTCGCTGATCATCTTAAGCGAGCGAAGCCTGTGAGCATGGCGTGGGCCGGTGAAGCATTGGTTGATAGTATGAGTTATCGTCAACAGGCCGCCTTACGTTATAGAGAATTCCTTAAACGCTGTAGCTTCCAATTTCCACATGTTATCTACATAGCCGGCAATCATGAATTCTATGACGGCAAGTGGGCGGAAACTATAGATATCCTAAGACAGGAGTGTGAGGAATCATTTAGCAACATCTACTTTTTGGAACGTGATACCAAGGTAATTGACGATGTTACTTTTGTGGGCGGAACATTATGGACTGATTGTAATAAAGGTGATCCATTGACTATGCATGCCTTGCCCTCTATGATGAATGATTTTAAAATCATTCGGGTAGAACATGCTGGATATCGTCCGCTTAAGGCTGCCGATATCATGGACCGACACAGTCGTACTAAAGCCTATATCAAAGAAGTAGTAGAAAGTAACCCATTTAACAAATATGTAGTTGTTGGTCATCATAGTCCAAGTTTTGCTAGTGTGCATGAAATGTACGCACACGAAACTATAATGAATGCCGGGTACCACAGCGATTTGAATGAATTTATCCTTGACCACCCGCAGATTAAATTATGGACACACGGGCATACGCATTATCCATTTGACTACATGATCGGTACTACTAGAATAGTATGTAATCCACGCGGCTATGATGGCTACGAGGAAAGCGGCTGGAACCCAAATATTTTATTGGAGATTTAAAATGTCAGAAGAAATTAAAATTGTAGAAGAACAACAACCAAAAATTAGTGTGGCAGATATGCTACGAACAACTAGTCAAAATACTAACAATTTATTAATGCAGATGGCCGATCATATTGATGCTCTTGAAAATCGCATTGCAGAATTGGAGGCGGGCAATGTCGCAGATAGTTCGCCACAGTAATACCTGCAAGGTTAAAATGGCTAAGAGTGCCAAATTAACTGAAGCAGTTGTTGATCAATTTGTATTTCAACAGCAACTTGATGTAATCATTAACAAGGCAATCAAGTTGAAATTAAAATGGAACGGTCGTTGCTATGAAGGAAGAGGCAGCGGAATGGATTTTGAAAGTGAAGGACCCGAAGTAACAATAACAAACACAGGAGTAAGAGGATGAATAGCTTTAGATCATGGTATTTGAATAATCAAACAGAAATTACTTGGTTTCTAATTGGGTGGCTAACCCTTTGTGGTTTTGAAGATTTAGGCAAAGGTGACTATACCGGTGCTGCCATTAGTTTTATTCTAGCCGGAATCAATTATAAATTTAGTCAGTAATGCTCAGCCCGCAAGAGTTTGATGAGTTTGTCAAACATTATAATTGGGAGTACATGCGTAATCCAGATTATCGAGTCGGGCAAGCATTTCTCAATTGGTGTCCGACCATAATACGGAAACAAATTGCAACAGAAAGTGGACAAGATGTTGACAGCGCAGCCAAATTGTTTTATAATACTAGTAATGAAGAGTGCTGGAATCTTATTAGAAAGTATGTAAAATGAAATTGGCAATGTGTTTAGTAGTACTACTGCTAGCAGGGTGCTACGAGCATGAAAGTCCAAACCCCTGGGCCGGACCACTAACCTACGAAGCTCTAGCTAACTATCCAGTTAGCTGTGAGCTAGCCGATCAGCAATTGGCACATCTTAAAAAGATCAAACAAGATAAAAATTTTGATCCAGATCCGGATAATTTAAGCCTAGTGGATCGTGAATACAATAGTAAGTTAAAAGCTACCATTTGGTGGTACTCATATTCGTGCGATAAATCATGAAACGTCTACTACTAATACCTCTTTTGGCTAGTCAACTTGCGTGGGCAGATTGTGACATACGTTCGGCTAGTCAATTGGCTAGTCAACATACTGTAAGTGCAGTAACCAATTTAACCAAAAATATATCGCAAGGTAAATGTGCAGTCACATTTGATCTAACTGTAGACGGCGTAGTTCATCATTTAACTGATAGCCACACTGGCGCTGATTCTGAAGATACGCTATGCCGGATTGCACAAGAAAAAGCTCGAAAAAATCTATTAGTAGGGCTAGGTGGAACATTTAATACCGAATCAGTAACAGTTTGTAGTGAAGGCCAAAAGATTAATCATAAGACTAAGATTGGTGATGTAATTTTAGAAAATGAAGTTGGACCAGCTAGAGTAACCAAATACTTTAATTACCAAAATAGTCGTTGTAGATTATTCAGCGAACACTTAGAAGCCAAAGGTGAACTGAAAGTCTATTACGGTGTTATTTGCCAATTAGATAATTCTGCTGCCAATTGGATTGTAGTAGATAAATGGTAGGTTGACAATCTAAGTCTCTGACAGTATAATATGTATTGTAGTATGTAATTTGATAAAAAGAAAGGCACTATATGAAGGCATTTATCGCAGGCACAATTTTTGGACTGGTATTAGCCACCGTAGGTTTCACCGGCATTGCTAAAATGTTAGACAAGGGCGTCGAAACAGTTAAAACACAAAGCACGGAGTTGGCAAAATGAAAAAATTAATTGTTGCTTTACTTTTAAGTAGTCTAACAGCATGTGGCACAGTTGCCGGTTTTGGCAACGACATTTCAGGTGCCGCTAATTGGACCAAAGATCAAATGACTGGAAATTCTAAATGAAAAAATATCTAACACTATTACCAATCGTGGCTGCATTGGCTGCATGTGGTACAACTGATCCCTATCAAAAACGTGCCGACAATGAACGGTATCTCCAACAGCGATATGTTGAACAGGCAATTAGTCAGGCTCCTAAATGGATGACTGAAGTTCCAATTTCAAATTCAGCAGTATTTGAATCTGGTAGTGCTGTTAGTGCTGACTTTAGTATGGCAGATCATAAGGCCAAAGCAGATGCATATGGTAAGATCTGTATGGCAGCTGGCGGTACTGCTAGTCAGCAAACTAAAATTTATCGTACAGACTCAGAAGCAACCAGCACCGAAGTCAGTGAAATGGCCTTGCGTACCAGCTGTAAGAGTGTCGACTTGACTGGTGTCGAAGTGCGTGATATCAAGCGTGTAGCAGAAGGCGGCCGTTTCCGGGTATATGTATTGGTTGCCTTACCTACAGGTGATGCTAATATTTTACGCAAAGCACACGATGCTCAAGCTCAGCGTCAACTTGCCGAAAAACGTGCTCCGGAAGCATTTAAAGAATTGGACAAACAATGATTAAAGAATTTATTAATATCGTAGAATCAATGGAAGGTATTACTGACAATTGGTTTAAGACTGGTGCATTTGAAACTTACAAAAAATCTGCACCTATACATTATAAAACAGCTATCTCCTCCGGAACTGTAGACACGTTAGAAGGCCCAGTTAGCTATTTGGCCGGGCACAAAATTATCACAGGTCCTAAAGGTGAACAATATCCAGTAAGTGCTGAGAAATTTGCTGAACTCTATGATGACAACGGGGATGGCACTGCTACTCCCAAGCAGATACATAAGCATGCCAAACTAGCAGATCACGACGGCGTAGTACATGCTAGCTGGGGTGATTTGGCTTATAAGTCAGGAGAAGACTATATTGTTCGACACGGTGCTAATGATTACGGTGTAGTGAAGAAAGATATTTTTGCTCAAACCTACGATACATCTAATGTTAAATGAAATTCTTTGAGCCCTTGCGCGATGACCTAATGGTCCAACAACAGGTATCAAATGCCTGGGAGCATATGGTCGGTGTTATCATGCTCAATCAAACTAGTCGTAAGCCAGTTAAGATGACCTTACCGGAATTCTTATACTGGTTTCCTACACCGCAGGCGTTGCTCAATGCTGATCCGGATTTTGTCAAAACTATCCTAGCACCCTTGGGTATGATGAATGTTCGTTATGAACGACTAATCCGTATGAGTAAGGACTATTTGACCTGGAACGGCAATGATGCTACAATGTTA